GGTTTCAAAAACGAAGCGCAAACCCACAGGCGCCGCGGCTATGGGCGCGGGGCCGGGGCGTCCAAAGGGGTCGATGAACAAGACCACGCGCGAGGTCAAGGAGATGGTGCTGCAGGCCCTCGAAGGTGCCGGCGGCGTCGAGTACCTGATTCAGCGCGCATCCGACCCTCGCACGGCCAGTGCGTTCCTTACGCTGGTGGGCAAGGTGCTGCCGCTGCAAGTGACAGGCGCTGACGGCGGCCCGGTGCAAACCGTCGCGCGGATCGAGATCGTGCCGCTGCAGCCGAAGTGACGACCGCGCAGATCGCCATCGTCCCGAAGCTGATCCCGGTGTTTGCCGGGGAGGCTGACGTGCGCGGCGCTCACGGCGGCCGGGGTAGCGGCAAAACGCGCAGCTTCGCCAAGATGTCGGCGGTGCGGGCCTATGCTTTCGCCAAAGAGGGCATCGAGGGCGTCATTCTCTGCGGCCGGCAGTACCAGAACTCCCTGGCCGATTCGTCGTTCGCTGAGGTCAAGGCCGCGATTGCGGAGGAGCCCTGGCTGGCCGCCCACTTTGACCTGGGCGAGACCTACATCAAGACCAAGGACGGCCGGGTGCGGTACGTGTTCGCGGGCCTCGACCGCAACATCGACAGCATCAAGTCAACGGCGCGCATCCTGCTGGCCTGGGTTGACGAGGCGGAGAACGTCACCGAGAGCGCGTGGCAAATCCTCATCCCGACGCTGCGGGAAGAGGGCGAGCACTGGCACGCCGAGCTGTGGGTGACGTGGAACCCAAAGCGCAATGGCAGCGCGACCGACAAGCGCTTCAGGGTGCAGCGGACAGCGCGCATGAAGATCGCCGAGGTCAACTGGCGCGACAACCCGCGGTTTCCTGCGAAGTTGGACCGCGAGCGCCGCGAGGACATGGAGATGCGGCCGGGCAGCTACCCGCACGTCTGGGAAGGCGACTATCTCCGCGTGGTTGAGGGCGCTTACTTCGCCAGCTACATCCTCAAGGCGCGAGAAGAGGGCCGAATCGGCATCGTCCCGGCTGACCCGATCATGCGCAAGCGGGCCTTCGTGGACATCGGCGGCACCGGGGCCAAGGCCGACGCCTTCGCCATCTGGATCGCGCAGTTCGTGGGGCTGCAAATCCGCGTGCTGGACTACTACGAGGCCGTCGGCCAGCCGGTGAGCGCGCATCTGCAGTGGCTGGCCGCGCAAGGGCACACAGCGAAGACCACCGACATCTGGCTGCCGCACGACGGCGACACGCAGGACAAGGTCTATGACGTGAGCTACGCCAGCGCGCTCAGAGAGGCGGGCTACACGGTCACGGTTGTTCCAAACCAGGGCAAGGGCGCCGCGATGGCGCGCATTCAGGAGGCCAGGCGCCTGTGGCCGAGCATCTGGATTCACGAGCCGACGTGCGGGCCTGGGCTTGAGGCGCTGGCCTGGTATCAGGAGAAGCGCGACGACGAGCGCGGCATAGGCCTAGGGCCGATGCACGACTGGTCTAGCAACGGAGCGGACGCCTGGGGCCTGATGTGCGTGGCGCACGAGCCGCCGACGGCGACCTGGGGCGCCCCGATCAATTATCCCGGCCTCGGCCGCATCGCATGAGCGCACAGGTGCAGAACTACTCCGCTGACATCCCCGAAGGCTTGCACGAGGCCGACGCCATCCTCACGCGCTACGGCCGGTGGGCAGCCAACACCGGGCGCGGTGCTCGCACGTGCGGCAGTGCTGAAGGCCGCTACCGTGCAACCGGCATCGAGGCCATGGAGTCGCGCCGCACGCCTGCCGATGTGCCACTGACGCCAGCACAGCGCGTGGCCGCACAGAGGGCGCTGGTGCGGGTGCCTGACTCCGAGCGCGCCGTGCTGTCAGTGCTGTACGTGCCGCGGCGGCAGTCCATCGGGCACCAGTTGCGGCTGCTGGGCGTGCCTGCGCGGTTGTCGGCTGAGCGGCACCTGCTGGGGCTGCGGATCTGGTGGAACCTGTACCAGATGATCGCGAGGGCTTGACATCCTGCATAAAAATGAGTCACACTGCTGGCACCTGGGGACGCCAGCGCCTGCGGATGCCTACTCGGCAGGCCGCATAGCCGGCGCGAATCCGTCAAGCCTTCAAGGCCCACCCTAACCCGGCGGGCCTTTTTCATTTCCGGCGAGGCAAAGCATGGCGACGAAGAAAGAAGCCCCGAAGAAGCGCGGCGACAAGGGCACCATGCCCAAGCGCAAGGGCTGCTGATGCCCCCGGCGAGCGTGACCCACCGGGAAATGGGCCGCAGCGCGCGACGTGGACATCAAGCCCGGCGCGCTGCTCCCGCGTCGATCAGCGGCGGGCGCGCGTAACCCATGGCGAAGAAGGACAAGTACGGCAAGGCTGAGCTTGCCGCGCTGCTGCACAAGGAGCTTCGCCAGGCTCTAGGCGCCCCGGACAGCGAGATTGCTCTCAAGCGCCTGCGGAACCTGCAGTTCTATCGGTCCGAGGCCGAGGGCGAACTCTCCCCGCCCGCCGTCCCTGATCGGTCAAGCATCGTCGCAACGGACGTTGCCGACACCGTCGAATGGATGCTGCCCAGCTTGGTGCGCGTGTTCGCCACCAGCAAGGACTCCATGCAGTGCAAGCCGAAGCACCCGCGCTATGCCGGTGCTGCCAAGCTGGCGCAGAGCTACCTGACGCACAAGTTCTGGGAACAGAACGCCGGGTTCATGACCCTTTACACCTGGGGCAAGGACGCCCTTGTGCAGAAGGTCGGCACGGTCAAGGTCTATTGGGACAAGTCGCCCGAATCGACCGAGGAGCCCTATCGCGGGCTGACAGCGACCCAGGTCGAAGACCTGATCGGCGAAGAAGGCGTCGAGGTGCTGGAGCAGGCCGCGCGCATCGTGGCCGTGGAGGCGCCTGACGCCCCCGGAATGCCCGGGGCCGAGCCGCTGCAGGTCGAGGTCTTCGATGTGCGCATCCGCCGCACGCTGCGCAAGGGCCGCTGCAAGGTCGAGCCGGTGCCTCCCGAGGAGATGCGGATTCACCGCCGCGCTCGCTACGGCCAGGACGTGCCGTTCGTGGCCCAGGAGCGCTACGAGACGCGCGCCGATCTGGAGGCCGAGGGCTACGACCTGGCTGGCATCGCCACGGGCTCCGATTGGAGCATGGAGAGCATCGAGCGCCAGTCCAGCCAGTCGCCATTCTGGACGGATGAGAGCGACGGCGAGCTGCAGCGGTTCTTGGTCAGTGAGTGCTACATCAAGCTAGACCAGGACGACGACGGCGTGCCCGAGTGGCGCCGCGTGCTGATGATCGGCGGCACGGTGATGGAGGACGAGAAGGTGGACGGCCATCCCTACGTCTTCTTCTGCCCGGTGCCCGAGCCTCACGTTTTCTTCGGCCAGTGCCCGGCCGACTTCGCCATCCAGCCGCAGCGCCTGGGCACGAGCCTGATTCGCGGGCTGATGGACAACATTTACCTGTCCGTCAACAAGCGCACGGCCATCGTGGACGGCCAGGTGAACCTGGACGACCTGCTGAACAACCGGCCGGGCGGCGTGGTGCGCATGAAGACGCTGGACGCCGTGCGGACGCTGGAGCAGGGCGGCCTGGACCCCGGCGCTTGGCAGATGATCGAATGGGGCGAGCAGTGGCGCGAGCGCCGCACGGGCTTTACCCGCTACAGCCAAGGCATGAGCCCGGACGCGCTGAACCCCACGGCCACGGGCGTGTCGCTCATCACCGAGAAGGCCGACCAGCGCACCGAGCTGATCGCCCGCGTGTGGGCGCAGTCCGTGCGCGAGATGTACCGGCTGATGCTCAAGTGCATGGGCCGTTACCAGGACATCCCCGAGCTGGTCGAGTTGATGGACGGCCAGTGGTTCGAAGTGGACCCGCGCGAGTGGTGCGAGGGCTTCGAGATCGACGTGGACGTTGGCCTGGGCACTGGCTCGAAGGACAAAAAGGCTGTCGCCCTGCAGACCGTGCATGGCATGCAGGCGCCGATGGTTCAGGCCGGCATGCTGCCGCCTACGGCTGCCGTGGCGAGCGCGCGGGCGTTTTGTGATGCGGTGGGCCTGGGCTCCGGGAGTGACTTCTTCCCCGACCCGCCGCCGCCAAACCCCGGCCAGAAGCCGCCCCAGGTGATGGTCAAGGAGATGGAACTGCAGGCCGACGCGCAGAAGTTCCAAGCCGAGAGCCAGCAGGAAGCCGCCCGCATGCGCATGGAGGTCGAGCTGGAGAACAGCAAGGCCCGCGCGCAGGCCGAAGTGGACATCAACCGCCAGCGCGCCGAAGGCGAACAGCAGGCGCAAAAGGCGCAGCTAGAGGCGCAGCTGAAGGCGCAAGAAGCCGAGCGCACAGAGCGTATCGAGATGGCCCGCATCGCCGCCCAGGAGCGGCAACAGGTGCGACAGATCAAGGCGCAGATTTACCTTGCCCTGGCGCAGCGTGGCGATGTCAACGCGCTAACGCTGGTGCAGGGCTTGGACGCTGGGCTAGAGGCCGCCATTGATGGCGCGCTGCCGGGTGCGGGCATGCCGCTGGGGGTGGTCTGATGGCGGACTACAAGCAGACGATGCACGTCATCACGCAGTGGCAGCGATGCTTCCGCGCCGTGATTGAGCACCAGCGGGGCGAGGTGCCGCGCATCGAGTTCCTTGAAGAAGTGGTCACGATCAACGGCGAAGAGACGCGGCAACAGGTGCCCGGCTGCGCGGTGGTCTACGAGCCGACCGAGCTAGTGCCGCTGCGGAGCCCCGTGGACGACGAGCCGACGGGGCAGACCATCAGCCAGGCCGAGGTTTACGCGCTGCTCTACAGCGTCTACCGCTACGCCGCCGACAAGCGCGACGCGGCGCAAGGGGTCGCCGCATGAACGAACAACCTTTCGAGCCCACGCCGGCCCATGTCGAGATGCAGCGCGGCGCTGATGCCGAGGCTGCACTCGCAAACCCACTCATTGCCGAGGCGCTGTCGGCATGGGAATCGGAGATCACTCAGTCATGGCAGACATCACCCCTGCGCGACGTGGAAGGCCGCGAAAGGCTGCGCCTGATGCTCGAAGCAAGCAAGTCGTTCCGGGCGTACCTGCTGCAGACGATGCAGACGGGGCAACTGGCGCGCGAGACGATGCTGGCCGAGACGAGGCTGCAGCAGGAGCAGCGGCGCACGATGCAGGACATGAGGGTGGCGCGGTGGCAGTGACGAACACCTGGCCGGCGCTGGCCCAACTTGCCGTGGACCTGATCGCCAAGGGGCACCTCGTGACCATGATCCGCACGTCGGATCGCTCGGCGCCGCTGGTGTGGACGTCCGAGAGCATGGTCGGGGCGACCGTTGACCACGTTTCGGCCGGCGATTGCGTCGTGACGAGCGACGGCCGCGGCTGGGGCCTGGATGGCCAACCCGTGGAGTGGGAGGCCGCGCCGTGAGCGACACCCTCGAATCCCCGGCAGCCGACAGCGGCGAGCCGAAGACCTACGCCAACGCGCACGAGGCGGTGGCCGAGCTGGAGCGCCGCGACTCCGAGCGCCGCGCCCAGCGCAAGGCCGAGCGTGCCGAGCGTGACGAGCGCATCGCCCAGCAGCGCGAGAAGGCCGCCGAGGCTGAGAGCGAAATCGAGGCCGACGCCAAGCGCGAGCGCGAGGAGGCCGACGAAGAGGCCGACGAGCCGCGCAGGCGCAAGGCCGACGACAAGGCCGACGAAGACAAGCCCCGTCGCAAGGCTGACAAGGCCAAGAGCGACGAGGCCGACGGCGAAGAAGCCGAAGAGGACTCCGAGGACGACGGCGACGATGTACCCGCCGCGGACGAGGACGATGCCGACGACAGCGACGAGGACGAGGCCGAGGACGACAAGTCCTTGCGCAAGCCCGAGAAGCTGAAGGTGGGCGACACCGAGGTCGAGATCCCGAAGGGGACCCCGAAGGCCGCGGTGGAAGCCATCAAGTCGTTGCAGCATCGCCTAACCGCGGACTACACGCGCAAGACCCAGGAGGCCGCAGAGACGCGCAAGGCAGCGACCGAGCGCACAGAGGCCGCCGACAACCTGCTGCAGCAGGTACAGCGCGCCCAGCAGGCCGTGGTGTCGATGGCCCAGCGCCTGATCGGCAACCCGCCGCCCCTGGAGCTTGCACAGTCAGACCCCGCCGGCTACCTGTACGCGAAAGAGGCGTACGAGACCCGGGTTCGCGACCTGCAAGCCCTGAACGCACAGACGGGCGAACTCACCCGCAGCCAGCAGCAGCAGCGCCAGCAGGCGCAGCAGCAGGCCCTGTTGGAAGAGGCCCAGCGCACGGTCAAGGTGCTGCCGCAACTCGCGGACCCGGCCAAGCGCACCGCGTTCCTGGAATCCGCGGTGCAGGCCGCCAGCGTTTCGGGCTTCACGCCTGAGGACGTGGCTGGCGTCACTGACCACCGGATGCTGCACTTGCTTGACCGCCTGGTGCAGGCCGAGCGCCGCCTGGCTGCCTTGGATGGCACCAGCCGCTCGATCAAGTCCAAGCTGGCCGATGTCGCGCCCAAGCCCTTGCGCGCAGGCAACGCCGGCACCCAATCGCAAGGCCAGACGAACAAGGCTGCCCGCGCCCGCGAGCAGTTCATGAAGTCCGGCCGCTCCATGAAAGACGTCAAGCGCTACCTCGAATCGCTTGACACCTAACGCACAAAGGAGGGCATCATGCCCGCAAACGCATTCCTGACCTCGGCTGCCATCGGCAACCGGGAAGACCTCACCGACGTGATCTGGAACACGGCTCCGTCGGACACCCCGTTCATGTCCAGCATCGACAAGGTGCAGGCCACGGGCGTGACCCACGAATGGCAGCGCGACGTGCTGCGCGCTCCGGGCACCGGCTCGCTGGTGGCTGAAGGCGCCGACGCGACCTACACCGCGGTCGTGGCAACGCAGCGCCTGACGAACCCGTGCCAGATCAACCGGGTGACGTTCTCGATCTCCGACACCCAAGAAGCGGTGAAGAAGGCGGGCCGGCCGTCTGAAATCCGCTACCAGACGGTGAAGCAGGGCAAGGAAGTCCGCAAGGACATGGAGCTGGCGGCCATCGAGAACCCCGTGTTCGTGGCTTCCGGCACCCGCCAGACGCGCGGCCTGCGGGGCTGGTGCAGCACGAACCCAGGCCTCGGCGTCAGCGGTGTGGCGCCCAACATCACGACCAACGTCGGCCCGACTGACGGCACGCTGCGGGCCTTCACCGAGCCGCTGCTCCGTACCGCCATCCTGGGCGCCTACACCAACGGCGGCAACCCGTCGATGCTGATGGTGACGCCGTCGCACAAGCAGGTCATCTCGGCTGGCTTCACCGGCAACGGCACGAAGTTCATCAAGGGCGAGGACAAGAAGCTGCAGGCGGCGTATGACATCTACGGGAGCGACTTCGGCGACTTCAAGATCGTGCCGAACCGCAACATGGTGCGCACGCGCGACATGTACCTCGTGGATGACGAGCTGGCCGCGGTGGCGATGCTGCGCGACATGAAGAGCGAGGAGCTGGCCCGCATCGGCAGCGCTCGCAACTTCATGATCGAGAGCGAGTGGGCCTTGCAGCTGCGCGAAGAGCGCGGCATGGCCGCAATCCGCGACCTGAACGCGTAAGCCGGGAGAGGCCCTGCCGCAAGGTGGGGCCTCATTCACATAGGCACCGACATGGCAACACACACGATCTTTGCGCCGCAAGACGGCGACGTGCACGGCCGCTGGGTCGAAACCGACGACGGCGCGCAAGTGGTGCGGGAACAGTACGTCGGCGACATCCGCGACTACTGCATCGCCCGGCACAACGAAGGCCACCACGGCGAAAAGGACATGAAGCTCATGGCGAGCTTTCCCGCCGTGCTGATCGAGCACTACTGCAACGTGAACGGGATCACCTTCCGCGAGTGGATGAAGAACCCCGAGCACGTCAAGCGCATGGTCAACGACCCTGCATTGGCTGATTTCCGAATCGCACCAGGGAGGATGTGATGCCTTACCCCAATTTCCCCTCATACACAGTAGCGGCGCCAGGCCAGACCGTCACCACGACGGTAAGCACGGCCACGGCTGCTGCGCTGCTGCCGAACACCTCTGCAGGCACCCGCCCGCGCTTTGTGCGCGTGGCCGTGACGCAGCCGATATTCATCCGCCTGGGTGTGGCTGCCGTGGCGGCGGTGACGACCGACATGCTCATCAAGCCCAACGCGCCCGAAATTTTGAGCGTCGGCACGCGCACGCACTGGTCAGCCATCGACAACGGCGTGGCGTCGCTCGTCAACATCACCCCGCTGGAGGACTCCTAAATGCCTGTCATCGCAGCCCTGGGCAGCTCGGCGTCGAGCGTCTCAAACCCTGTCACGCTGATCGTTCAAGGCCCCGGCAACGTGCGCATCGAAGCGCCGACGGGGACGCGCATCTACGAAGGCCCGGCGAAGTTCTCGGGGCAGGTCGGCCCTGGCACCACGCTGAACATCGTTTCGCTGGACCGTGAGTGCTACTTCGAGGCGCTTCCGATTTGGGAGTCAATCCTCCCGCACGTCGATGTCTTCGCGGTGCCCGGCACGTTCACTTGGACGAAACCGGCCTGGGCAAGCTCGTTCCAGTTGGTTGTTTTGGGAGCAGGCGGCGGTGGCGGCTCTGGCCGGCGCGGCGCTGCTGCTACGGCCTGGGGCGGCGGCGGCGGCGGTGGTGGCGGATCGCGCTCGTTCACGACGCTTCTGGCGACCATCATCGGGGCCACTGAAACCATCACGGTCGGCGCTGGTGGCGCTGGTGGCGCGGCGGTGTCTGCGGCCAGCACGAACGGCAACGCAGGCACGGCGGGCGGCAACTCGTCCTTCGGCTCGTGGGTGATTGCCAACGGTGGCGGCGGTGGTGGCGGCGGCGGTGCCGCGGGTGGCACTGGCGGCGCGGCAGCAACGCGCGGCATGGACCTGGGCTTGATCGGCGCGGCCGGCGGTTTGGGGGCTGCCGGGGCTGCTGGCACGAACTCCGGTGTTGCCGGGCTTGGCGGCGGTGGTGGCGGCGGTATCGACGCCGTGCCGACAGCGTTTGCCGGCGGTGCGGCTGGTGGCAACACCGGCTTCTTCCAGACTGTCACGGTCACGGGTGGCGCCATCGGCACGGCGGGCTTGGCCGGTGCGAACCTGCACCCGATCTCTGGTGTCCCCGGCCATGGCGGCAGCGGCGGCGGTTCGTCCGTCACGCCGGCCGTAGCGGGCGGCACTGGCGGTGCTGGTGGCATGGCCTCGGGCGGTGGCGGGGGCGGTGCTGCGGCCGACACGGCGGGCAACTCCGGGGCCGGTGGCGCTGGCGGTAACGGCCTCGTGCTGATCTTCAGCCGGTTCTAAGCGATGAACTTCGGCCAGCTAAAGACCGCGGTCGCGGACTACGTGAACCGCGGCGACGTGACTGCGGCTTCGTCGCTCATGACGACGTGGCTGGAGCTGGCCGAGCAGCGCATCTACGCCGGCACCAACCGCATCCCGGGGCTTCGGCTGTCGGGCATGCTCACCACGGTGGCCGCGCAGCCGCTCGACGCTGCCCTGCCGACGAACCTGCTGAGCATCGAGCGCGTGAGCGTGATGCGCAACGGCCGCAAGGTGCCGCTGGAGTTCCGGGTGTCGGACTGGCTCTCCCCGCTCGAAGGCGCTGCCGGCCAGGTGATGTACTACACCGTCCGCGGTGGTCGCATTGTCGTCGGGGCGTCCAGCCCCATCACGGCTGAACTGCTGTACTACGCGCGGCCGGTGACGCCGGTTGCCGATGCCAGCACGAACGTCGTGCTCGACACCCTGCCCGCCGTGTACCTGTGGGCGATGGTGATGGAGGCCGCCGCGTGGCTGCGCGACTCTGAGCTGCTGGCCACGGCGACCCCGCTGTGGGCCGACGCCATGGAAGCCGCGCGCAACGCCGACGACGCCGCGCGCTTCAGCGGCCCGCTGGCCATCGCCAGTGACCCCGGGGTGCGACTCTGATGGAGATGGTGCGGCTCATCGGGCTGGCGCCTGACATGCCGCCCACGACGCCGGGCGTGATGACGGCCTGCGCGAACATGGTGCCCACTGAGGACGGATTTGCGGGTGCGCCTTCCGCGGTGGCGCCTTCGGGTGTGGGCGCTCTCATTGCCCCGTGCCGGGGCGGTGCGGTGGTGGGCCTTATCAACGGCACGCGGCGCATCTTCGCGGGCACGGCTGCGCGGCTGTATGAGCTTTCGGGGTCATCCTGGGTGGATGTGTCGCGCGGTGGTGCGTACACGGGCGGCGCCGACAGCCGCTGGAGCCTGACGCAGTTTGGCAACGTCAGCATCGCGGCCAACGACGCGCAGGTGATCCAGGCCAGCAACGGTAGCGGAGCGTTCGCCGACATCGCAGGCGCCCCCATCGCCCGGGTGGTGTTCAGCGTGGGCGACTTCGTGATGGCCCTGAACACCTCAGACGCTGGCTTTGGGGACCAGGGCGACAGGTGGTGGTGCTGCGGCATCTTCAACCACGCCACGTGGGCGCCGAGCATCACGACTCAGGCCAACAGCGGCCGTCTGGTGCAGGGTGGCGGCGATCTGCTGGCCGGGCTGGCGCTGGGCAAGCAGGCGGTGGCCTACAAGGCAAAGGCCATGTTCCTGGGCACCTACGTCGGCGGCGAGGCCGTGTGGCAGTGGGAGCCCGTGCCTGGGGAGCAGGGCGTCGTCGGGCCTGAGGCTGTGTGCGATGCCAACGGACTGCACGTGTTCGTGGGCGAGGACAACATCTGGGTTTACGACGGCGTACGCGCGCAGCCCTTCGGTCAGGACGAGATTCGGCAGTTCTTCTTCGACAACTCTTCGCCGGCCTTCCGCTTCCGCACCATCGTGCGGTACGAGCGCCAGAACAACCGCGTATGGATCTTCTTCCCTGGCACGTCAACGACTGACGGCACGCCCGACACGACGCTGGTGGTGCATATGGGCACCCGCCGCTGGGGCCGGGCGGATCGCACCATCCAGGCGGCTCTGGACTTCATCCAGCCGGGCCTGACCTATGACACGCTGAACACCGTGGCGGCGACGATGGACGGGCTGCCGAACATCCCGTTCGACTCGCAATTCTGGCTGCAGGGCGGCCGGGCGCTGGCGGTGTTCGATGGTGCAAACCAACTGCGCACCTACACGGGCGGCAGCACGGGCTGCAGCTTCACGACGGGCGACCTGGGCGACGACCAGGCGGCCAGCTACCTGAGCGAGGCGCGCATCCGCTTCGTGCAGCAGCCGACCTCGGCCAGCGTGACGGGGCAGACGTACAGCAACACGGGCGGCCCCGCAGTGGCTGGCGGATCGTCGCCCCTGTTCGATGGTGCGTTCCACTTGCGGCAGTCGGCCCGCTGGCACCGGCTCACGTTCACGATGACGGGGCCGTGCGTGTTCACCGGCCTGGGCATCCAGGCCAAGGCATCGGGGCGCCGATGAAGCTCAAAGATACCCCGCTCCTCCCGGCCACGCCTGAAAGCGCGTACGACACCGATCTGCAAAGGGCGTTGATGCCGCTGCTGCGCGACACGGCGATCAAGGTCAACCAGTTGGCCGCCGGTCGATTCGTGGGCATTGACGACGCCGCTACAGCCGCCCCGACAACCGGGCGGTGGCAGCAGGGCGACCAAGTGCGCAACAGCAACCCGACCGAGTTGGGCGCGGCTGGCTCGCGCTACGTGCTCATCGGCTGGATTTGCGTGGCCGGCGGCTCGCCGGGCACCTGGCGCGAGATGCGAACCCTGACAGGGACTTGACATGGCACAGACCACCTCTTCGACCACGATGCCCGATTGGGCGCAACCCTACGCCGCCGGCTACCTGCAGCGCGCTCAGCAAACCGCCGACCGCGCGTATCAGGGCTACAGCGGCGACCGCGTGGCGGGCTTCAATCCGTGGCAGCAGCAGAGCCTTCAGGCGCAGGCCACCCGCGCGACGCAGGGCAACCCGCTACTCCCGGCGGCGCAGCAGGCCCTGCAGCAGCAGTTTGAGGGGCAGCAGCCCGGCGCGACGGCGAATCCGTACCTGGGCGAGGGCAACCCGTACCTGACGCAGAGCATCGGCGACGCGCAGGGCGACATGGTGCGCGCCTGGAACACCGTGCAGGCCCCGGCCTTCGACACGGCCATGTCGCGCTCGGGCAGCTTCGGCAATGCCAACGTGGCGCAGGCTGCGGGCTTCGGGGCCGACACCCTGCAGCGCAACCTGGGCCGCGTCTCCACCGACATGCGGCTGGCCGACCT